AGTGCATACATTGATGCACAAGGCAACATGAGTCCTTGTTGTTGGCTAGGTGCTAGACAACGAGATTTTGTTACAGATTTTGACAGTGTTCAAAGTTCCTGGAATAGTGTGCAACCCAATATTGTTTGCTTGGACACCTGCGGATCCAAGGACGGTGGCTCTAGTTTTAGCAACCAATGGCAAAAAGAAACACAACTATGCTAGCCACTTGGCATTTTCATATTGAAATATCCAGCAAGTGTACCCTGCGGTGTCCTAGGTGTGCTCGACAGGAAGTTCCTGATGGCTTGGTCAACACTGAACTAGATCTAGAATTTTTCAAGCGTAATTTTACATCAGAGTTTGTGCGGGCCAACGTGGAAAAAATTACATTCTGCGGTGACGATGGCGATCCTGTGTATGCTCATGATCTAGTACCTGTTGTACAATATCTCAAAAGCATCAAGCCTGTGGAGATTGTGATTGTGACCAATGGTAGTCACAAAAAAGTATCCTGGTGGAATGAGCTTGGGCTGTGCCTGGGACCACAAGACAGTGTACACTTCAGCATCGACGGATATGATAACGCCAGTAATAATTTATATCGTGTGAACAGCGATTATGACAGCATAGTTGCAGGACTAACAGCACTTAGGGCTGCAAGCCAGTGTCAGATAGTCTGGGCCGCAATTGCATTCAAGTTCAACGAAGACCACATTGACCGTATGCAGCAGTCTGCTCAGCAGTTGGGCGTGGATCGATTTCAGTTGACCAAGAGCACAAAGTTTGGCAGTGTGTATCCATCATATGGCGTTGATGATCCACTCGAACCCAGTGTAAAATTTGTCAGCGGCACCCATCGTTTTGAACGTGAAGTTGTTGCGTTATCAGACGCAGGTGAGTGGCAAGAAATTCCGTTAACAAACTTAAAATTATTCAATCAAACCCCAAGTCGCAACGGTGTCACACCCTTGTGCGAGATAGGCAACAAGGGCTTGTACATTGATGCTCGTGGCAGGTTATTCCCTTGCTGCTGGGTAGCCAATAGATACAATCACAATTCAGACTGGCAACGACAGGCAGAAAACTTCAATTTACACACAAGAACACTAACAGACACACTAGCAGACCCTTTTTGGACTACTGAATTGCAAACATTTCGCTGGCAGGAATGCCAGACCAAATGCAAGAGTTCAGTGGTTGATGAAAAATATGCCACAACATGGTGAAAGAGATAACTATAGTGCAAAGGTAACACAACAGATTCCGCATGACATGGCACTATCAAAACACTCCAGTTGAGACACTGCCTGAAGAATGCATAGGATTTGTTTACCTGATCACCAATAATCTTTCTGGTCGCAAATACATAGGCAAAAAACTAGCTAAATTTTCAAAAACCACTTACAAAACTGTAAAACAAAAAAACGGCATCAAGAAAAAAAAGAAAATTAGAACCAAAATTGACAGTGATTGGCGCGAGTACTACGGTTCAAGCGAAAATCTAACTGTTGATGTAAACACCTTAGGCACCGAAAACTTCACCAGAGAAATACTTTACTATTGCACATCAAAGGCACAATGCAGTTACATTGAAGCCAGAGAACAGTTCAATCGCAAGGTATTGGAATCAACAGATTATTACAATGGCCAAATCTCCGTCAGAGTACATGGCTCACACATTATAGGCAAATTATGACCAAACTTGATTGGAGTCGACAACAGTGGAAGAGTACAATGAACTCAGATTACTGGTTGTCTCCAAAGACAGGGTTTGACAAGGCATGGCACGAAGAGCAAACACATAAAAAAAATCAGGCAGAAAAAGAAAAGCAATTTTTAGGCATCCACGCCACACACGAGTTAGATCGAGTTCAATCTGAATCCGGACCTCATGCAGGCAAACTTATTTGTAAAACTTGTAACAATAAATTTCTCAAGTGGCTTCCTAAAGAAGCATTTTAATCTAACACCCAAGGTTGGCGGGCCAGTTTGTAATACCGCTGTGGAAAAACCGATGTAAGAAACCGGACACGTGACATATTGAAGCACTCCCCTAGGTAGATCCTAGTATCCTGAAAAATCGGAAGTGAGTCCAAGAGTAGAACCCTATGCTCGACGCTTTGATATAGTATGAATGTTAGCATACGAAAAACCGTGCTGTAAAAACTTAAACACTAGGAACGAGGTTTAAGGTAGCGCAAGCGATGTCAATGTAGGTTGGGAAAGATTAGAGCCCATCAGCATAACGGTAAAAACACCTATTTCCAATGTCTCGGCTAGTGATACTCACATGAAGACAAGACGGAACCATGCAAACGGTTCCGTCTGACCAGATTTATCTACATGAAAACTTTTCGCTTCGCTTTAAAAACAATGTGTGAGCGACAGCGAAACACATAGATACACGAAGTGTATCTTGAACTGTTAGAGATTAGTATCTGGCCAGTCTCTAAACAGAGCATGTTGAATATCCCCTGACACAAACTGATTGAAGCTTTTGTGTTTGACTTCGAGTTCTCCTTCTAGTGGTGCAACTCTTTTAAATGCACTATCCATTTGAGCCATACCTGTGAACTCCATGATGATCATCCATTCAGGCATGTCAGCAATGCTACGGAATCCCATCTTGCAGCGTGTGATTCTGTAACTCTCCATCCGGCCTTCAGAGATCAAATGATCAAAGAAACTTTTCATGCCGTTGACCCAGTCAAGGTCTGTGATGTCGCCTTCTTTGTTTGCCCAAATTGTATATAAGTCTGCCATGTGTTTACTCCAGTGGTCCTAGTATTTCAAACCCGTCCATGTCGGATTTGTACAGGTGTGCTTGCTCAAGATACAGGTATTGAAACCCGCGATCCTTGTAGATAGCACACTCTGCTTTCATTGTTTCAATGCCCAGTCTCAGTCGGGGCTTGTGATATGTCCATGCAAATTGATCACACAAGGCATTGTGCTGATCAAACTTGCGAATCAAAGAGAACGCTACCAGTCGGTCTTGATCGTAGTAGCCAATAATTTCTGCCATTGGGTCACTATAACGGCTGTGAAACATGGGCATGACACTGGCAAAATGTTTGTAGATGCAGTAGGTTCTGTATATGTCATCTAGTTTGGCCAGCACGTCGGGTTCTCGACTGGTAATATACTTCCACGACACAGCAGGTGTATAGTTTGTTTTTGCCAAGTCAATTCTAGCAAACTGATAGCTCATGCGGATCTCTCCGGAAACCAATCTTGCTGAACACCGTCACGATCTAGATCCAGTGTGACACAATGTATACCACCGTCCCAGAAGTATCTGTGTCTTAGATTACAAACATGCGGCGTTATGCCATGACGTTCAAATGCATCAAATGCTGTTTTGTTGTAGGAACTGACCACTACATTTTGTTGGTCAATCACAAGAATGTTTACGTCAAACACACTTTCTTCAACATAGCCTACCCAGTCTTGCAACCATGTTTCCACATAGTCAATCAATTCTGAATCATATTCGCTGCCCTTGATCCACCACTTGCCTTGATTCTTTTCTTTGAGATCCGTGAAAGGTTTTACTTTGTCCCAGCTCTCACCAGCCAGGTAAACAACTTCCCAGTCAGGAAAAGTTTTGGCATAGGTGGGCATGTCTTCAATGCTGACAATGAGCCCGGGTTTGACCGGTGTAAAACAACCGTCAATGTGTCCACCAGTGGTTACTAGATGACAGTGGTAATCTGGAAAAAAGTGTTCAGTTAGATTTTTAATTTTGTCAATATCAGCAGATTCACTAATTCCAAAAAACAAGTCTCGGCCAATACGAGTAACGCCGTTGGCTGGGATTTGATTCAAAATATCATGATACTGATTTTCAATTATGTGATTGCCAGCAGACTTCACAAGATCAGTTACAGGACTCCACCACTCAAACTCACTGGACTTGGATATAATTTCGTCACGATCATCACCTGGCACAAACTTGAATTGAAGTAGAGTTTTGCATTCTTCTTGCACCCAGTCTGGCAGTTGGTCAAACGGTGTGAACTCTTGTGGCCAATCAGCGCCTTTGAGAAGGTCATAATTTTTCTTAGTCCAGTTGGTAGGTGGCATAATATTTCGTCCTGAAGATTTTATGCTGATGCGATCGTATGGAAACACAAAAAAGTCAGAGCCAACCATGATCATCTGGTCTCTTGGAATCATGCTAACAGGTCCAGGTATTCTACGATTCTGTGTCAGCAGCCGATCCAGTTGTACTGTGGGCACATCGGGGCGCACAATCTGAACATTGAATTTTTCCAGCAGCGCAATAAGACTCTGAAAGTCTTGTTCTGTTTCAGTAGCAATGCGCTCAAACAAACTGCGTAGTCTTGGGTTTGCGATAAAACTATAAAACTCCGGCGGATAACTACGTCCTACCACACAAACTCGCAACGGATCCCAGGGCTGGTGTACACTATACATTATGTGTTCCTTGGATCTGTTCGATGTTGAAACAACTGTTCAAGATAAGGGTTGGGCCACGCCTCGTAAAATCCCTTGTGATGCATCTGTTCTGCGGCTGTGTTCAGTTTGCTGAGACTTTGTAGCATGGCCAGAGCATAGGTACCTTGATTCATGCTGATGCCATTCACAATTTCAGGGTCTGCAGGATGATCTTCTAGAACCAGCAAATCGTTTGCCAACAAAAAATCCTGATTGGCCTGTTCTAGACTGGAATGAAACAGATCGTACTTCCATTCCTCAGGATCATAGGCATAGATCACAACTTCTGCTGTGCCCAGACCGTCTCTGCAACGATTGCGTAGATCATAATATGGATCAGTGCCAACCACAACTCGGACTGTGCCTGACAGTCGTGCTTTTCTGGCAAATGGACAAGGAGCCCAGTTGCCCAGTGCAGGGTGCGGAACTTCTACAAAAGTTTCTGACCAGTGTAGTATATCTTGGGTGACTTTAGTTATGTCTAACATTAGAAGAATGGCAATTTAGATGTTTTGGTAGTTTCGTGGTGTTCTTTGATCAGGTCAGTGATCAAGGTTCTCTCTTGAAAGCTCATGTTCAACACATCCTCATAGGTGCCGCCGCCACGCAGGTACCAGGACATTTTTAAACACTGTGCTCTAATAGAGTTGGCCTCTTTCTCCATTTTATCGACTATGTCTGAAATTTCTTCAGACGTAGATGTTAGGAGGCGGCTTCGAAAAAACTTGTTTGGTCCAGAGTCAGTGCTTGACTGTACTCATGTTCACAGTTGGAGCACTTCATGTTCAGGGGTTTGAATTCACTGGTAGATCGCAGAGTAGTGATGTGATCGCGAATCTTCACAAACAGTCTACGATCGCAGTTGGACAGGAATTCAGCCACATGGTCATGGTCTGTGACCAGCATGCCCGGCGCACTGATACTGGCAATACTCCACTTGAGTGCGCTGATGGTAAGTGCTGTGATTTCCTGAATGGCTTCGTTCAGTTTGATAATTTTTTCTTCGTCGGGCAAGTCACTCTGAGAGATTGACTGTATCAGTCGTTGCTGATCAAACTGTGCTTGATTGGTTTGATTTTGCTCTCGGTAGGTCATGGGTCTAAAAGTAAATGTCAGATCACCCTGTTGTATTGGCACATCATAATTTAGAGAAGTTAGATTTTCCAGCACAGTGCGCAGATCAATAAGGTATTCACCTTCAGTGCTGCAACTGGGGCAGGTACTGTCTATTTCCATGTTGTGTCCGTAGCTGGCAATTCTAATGGCAACCAGAATAGAGTTGATGTCAGTACTTGGTGCAGTCCAGGCATCAACGATGTTGGGAATACAGCTCTGTATCACATTGACCACTGCTGTTCCGTTGAACAAGGCATCAGGGGTACGATAAGTTATTTCGTCAATGGCAGTCATGGGCAAAACTGGCAATTCTTTGTTGTCAGGCAGCCGGATTGACTCTTTGGGCCAGAAGTTGCCCGCCGACGGCAAGCTCAAATAAATGGCTGGTTGTCTAAAAAATTGTTTTAGCGGATTCGCAGTTTGGGTCATAAATCACCTATAAATATACCAATACTTATAGGCTCTAATCATGGCAGACGAAAATATCTCAGACGCACAACGCAAACTCACCGCAGCAATGCAGCAACAGGCAGACGACTATGCACGATTTGGTCAGATGCAGGTGTCAACCGCCGCCCAGCTGAAAGACGCTCAAGTTCAAGCTGCTACCGGAATGACAAACTTTACTGCTGCCAGTGGCATGGCTGGCAAAGCCATTGGTGCATTGGCAGGTGCAGGTGTTGCAGCCGCAGCAGCCATGTACGAAGGCAAAAAAGGCATGGCTGCCTACAATTCCAGTCTAGACGAATTGAGCAAAGCGGCTGTGATAGCAGGTACAGCACTGACTCTGTTGATTCCCGGAGGTGTTATAATAAAGGCAGTTGTGGCCGGCCTAACCATGGCTGCAACAGCAGCAATTGCTTATACCAAAGCTGCTAATGAAATGTCCGACAAGCTGTACAAAAGTTATACAGGACTACAAAAATCTGGAGCAGCAGCATCTGACGGTATGACCGGCGTGTTCAGAGATGCCAAGAAGCTGGGTCTCAGCATGAATGAGCTGGACAGCTTTACTTCTTTGATTGCAGAAAATGGTCAGGACCTGGCCTTGTTTGCAGGCACAGTGTATGATGGTCGCAAAAAGTTTGCAGACATGTCAGAAGCCATGGAAGGATCTCGAGTTGAGTTCTTCAAAATGGGTATTACACAAACAGAGATCAATGAAGGCATGGCTGGGTACCTGCGCACTGTGACCAGAACTGGTCGTGCTCAAACAATGACCACAGATCAACTGGCATCCAGTGCAAGAAACTATATCACAGAACAAGATGCTCTGGCCAAAATCACCGGCATCAGTGTAAAACAACAACAGGCAACTCTTGACAAGGCCATGCAGAATGAACAGTTCTTGTCCAAGATTAGACAACTGGAAGCTTCGGGAGAACAAGGAAAAGCTGATGAACTGAAAAAATTAAATGCCTACTATGCTCAAATGGGTGACGAAGCTGCTGAAGGATTCCAGGCCACTGTAAACGGTAACCTGCGAAACAAAGCAGCACAAAAACTCAACTTTGCAGCACAAGGTGAAGCGTTACGCAGCACACAAGATGTTCTTGCTGGAACAGCAACAGCAGCCCAGGCATTTGATCGTACTGCTGAAAGAGTAGCCGAAACAGAAAAAACCATTGGACAAAGCCAAGCTGCATTTGGAACCACGTCAGACAACAACATCAAGTACACTGAACAAGTGAATTTTTCTATTGCTGCGGCTGGAGAAAAACGTGTTGAACTAGAGAAAAAAGTCAACGATGAGATTGCAGCACAGAAAAAAGGTACCGACGAGATAACTGCTGGCCAGGCCAATAATCTTAAAAAACAGCAAGAGATCAACGCCAAGCTGGAAAAAGATGTGTTCAAAGGCATTCCCAACGCACAGGCCAACATGGCCAAACTGGCTGATGTAACTGAGACGCTAGCGGACGGGTTTACTCATCTTACTGATGCACTTAATGGTGTTCTTGGTTTCTTTGGGCTTGGAGCAAAGAAACCAGAAAAGCCCAAGGAGATGACCAAGTCAGAAATTGAAGCCGCAGCAGCCACAGACAAGAAGCGTGATACAGCCAAGCCTATAGCTCAGCGTGTGGATGTGCTGAACAAAGAAATTTCAGAAAATGAGAAAAAACTAACAGATGCTAAACGTGCTGGCAAGTATGGCGAAGAAGAAAGAAAACTAGAAGAAAAAATTCTTGCTGACAAAAAGAAATATGAAGAAACTACAAAAGAACTACTAGCGGCTGAAGAAGATATCAAAAAATCTAAATTTGCTGAACAAAAATTGCAAGCCAAGAAGATGAATGATACTCGTAAGTTGGGACAGTTAGAACGAGAGAATCTAATGGATTCTAACAAAATCAAAGATCTCAATGAGGAAAAAGCCAACTTGATCAAGGCAGGCAAAGATACTAGTGCTGTTGAGAAAAAGATTACCGAACGCCAGGCTAGTATAACAGGCCGCAGCGCCGAAGTTGGGAAACTACGAGCTGACTTGAAAACTACCACGGTGGCTCCTAAATCTGGCAGCCAAGGCAGCAAAGGCGGCAAAGGCGGCGGCGCTGGTCAAGGTGGAGAAGGTGGCAACACCAGCGGAGCTAAACCTGAAGAAGTTTTGAAATTTTCAGGAGAAAGTGGAAAACGTGAAAACTTTGATGCATTAAATGAAAACATGAAGTCCAGTTTGTTGGCAGCAGCACAACAATATCATGAACAAACTGGTCAAAAATTGCAGATGAATAGCGGTCTTAGATTTCCAGAAGATCAGCAACGCTTGTATGACGAAACAGTTGAAGCCAAACGTCCAGGTATAGGGCCCAATGGTATGCCAGTGGCAAAACCAGGTAGAAGTTCTCATGAATCTGGCAACGCTGTGGACATACAAAACTATTCAGATCCCAAGGCTTTGGCTGCACTAGGTGCAAATGGATTACGTCAGACTGTGCCCAAAGACCCTGTGCATTTTCAAATTGAAGCAGCCGATGGTGGTGCATTTAGTGGACCAGACTCGGGCTATCCAGCCACATTGCACGGTGAAGAAGCTGTGATTCCCTTGAACAACAGTGGCGGAAATTTTGTTCAACTGTTTGAACAAATGGCCATGATGATGGGTCAGCAAGCAGGTGCGTTGGACGAACTGGTTCGAATTGCCAAGAGTGGCAACGACATATCTAACAAGATCCTGCGTCAACAAGCATAATCACGGTAAATAAACTACTATGGCAGAAACAAAACAATCGTGGCGCAAGTATTTCAAGGTGGCTGATACATCAGGTACCATGAGTCCTATCTCGGGCAAGAACCAATTTGGACTGCCAGACTATTCTCGCAACGACGGAACTGGCGGTACTGCACAAGCTGACTTTGTGTTCCGCAACTATGCCAGTAGACTGCCCGAAGTGTACTCAGGCCACCCCAATCGTATTGAACGTTACAATCAGTACGAAAACATGGACATGGATTCGGAGATCAATGCATGCTTGGACATTATTGCTGAGTTCAGCACACAGATGAACGAGCAAAACGGCACACCGTTTGAGATCAAGTACAACGACAAGCCCACAGATCACGAAGTAGAAATTATCAAGAAGCAGTTGCAGCAGTGGTGCAAGATCAACAAGCTGGATCAGCGTATTTTCAAACTGTTCCGTAACTGTATCAAGTACGGCGATCAGGTGTTTGTGCGTGACCCAGAAACATTTGAAATGATGTGGATAGACATGAGTAAACTCATGCGAATCATTGTGAACGAATCAGAAGGCAAGCGTCCTGAACAGTA